CGCGGTGCTGGTGTTTAACATGGAGATGAGTAAAGAGCAGTTGGCGTTGCGGTCGTTGGCAGCAGCGAGCGGTGTGTCATTGCATGATTTGCAAATGGGGTATGGCGGCAATCAGGGCGAGAACTATCTTAAGTTAAATGAGGCTGCCGCAAAGGCGGAAACGCGCAAGATGTTTGTTGATGTCCGTGCCAATATCACGATTGGGCAAATTCGGGCTAAGGCGCGGCAGGTTAAAAACAAGCATGGATTAACATTGATCGTTATCGATTACTTGCAGTTGCTTGATGAGCCAAATCGTAAGTTTGGCAACGACAACGAACGTGTGGCATGGCTAAGCAGGCAGATCAAAAAGATTGCGAAAGAATTTGATGTACCTGTGATTTTGCTATCGCAATTAAGCCGCAAAGTGGAAGAGCGTGCGGATAAACGCCCCTTGATGTCGGATTTGCGTGATTCGGGTGCGATTGAGCAAGACGCTGATGCAATCATCATGAATTATCGCGATGGTTATTACTCTAAAGATGATACCGATACGATGATTGAGTTATTGGTTGAGAAACAGCGTATGGGGCAAACAGGGGCGGCTTATGCGTGTTTTGAGGGGCAATATAGCCGCATTGTGAATGTGTCGGAGATGTATATCAATGCAATGTTTGATAAACGCAATCGTCCAAGTGAGCAGCAACAGCAACCCACACGGAAGCGTAAGGTGTGATGATGAAGCAGAATTTGTGGCAACTGCCGCCATGCAGACTTTAAAAGCCTAAAAGATGACAAGGTGTTTCGGGGGTTTGCTTTTTGCTCCAAGCAAGGAATAAAAGGGGCGCATTATCTAAACCGAAATAGCACCTGTCATCGGTTTGAGAAAACAAGTGGCACGGTGATGGCGGCACGGAAGAAAGAATTTGGGTGGTGATTTTTTGGGGGTGTTATGAATGAGTTTGAAACGTTTTATCGACAGCAGATAGAAAGGCTGGAGCGCGAGTTGAAGCGTGCAAAATCGGACAAGGAGCGTGAAAGTATTGAACGTGAATTGGCTGTTTATCGGGTGGCGTTGGAGAAAATGAAAGGGGGGTGCAATGCCTGTGGTGGGGACGCGGTTTAATTGGGTGAAGTATGCAGAAAAGTTGCTTGCGAAGCCTGCAACAACAGCGGATTTTGCCAAAAGAACGAATTTAGGAGAAGCGCACGCTCGGAGTGTGTTCCGCTTATTACGGAAACAGGGACTGGTACATATTGTGGGCTATGAGAAGCGTGGCTTACACGGCAAAGCGGCTATTTATGCTTGGGGCGTAGGGCAAGATGCGGTATATCGCCGCAAAAGTTTGTTGGTTATCCAGCGTGATTATCGGGCGAAGAAGAAAGATATGGGGGCATGATGGCGGTTAAAACGAAGAAGTGCGCGGTGTGCAAGCAAAACTTTGTGCCGATGAGTACATTGGCAAAGGCGTGTAGTCCTAAGTGTGCGATTGAGCTTACTCAGCGTGCCAAAAAGCGGAGGTTGGAGCAAGGCAAGCGTGAGCAAAGGCGGATAGATAAGGCACGCAAACAGGCATTGGAAACCGTGCCTGAATTGACGAAAAAGGCGCAGGCAGCCTTTAACCGCTATATCCGTCTGCGCGACAAGGGGAAGCCATGTGTGAGCTGTGGCAAACCGCATGACGGCAATCCAAATAGTTTTGACGCTGGGCATTATCGGAGCGTAGGTTCTGCGCCCAATTTGCGCTTTGATGAAAATAATGTGCATGTACAATGCAAACATTGTAACTGCTACTTATCGGGCAACATTGTGATGTATCGGCAAGGGTTAATTGAGCGTGTCGGCTTGCAGACGGTGGAGGCGATTGAGTGCGATAACGCGCCACGCCATTACAGTAAAGATGATTTGCGTGAGTTGGTGCGCTTGTATCGGCAAAAGGCTAAAGGGTTGGAAGATGGGGCAGAAGTTTAAACGCTTCATCACTAAAGACAACAAACGCAGCGTTATGCAAGCGGTTTGGGAAACGGTAGGCGTGCTGTTAGAGGCAAATGATACGGTGTGCATTGAAGTGCGTGAAAGAAAGCGCAGCGATGAGCAAAATGCACTGCTGCACGCAATGCTGACGGAAGTGTCGCGGAAATTGGAATTTAACAGCAAGAAACTGTCGGTTGATGAGTGGAAGCTGGTGTTTGTGTCGGCTCATGCGATTGCCACAGGCAAACCAGCAGAAATGGTAATTGGTTTAGAAGGGGAGGTCATTAATCTGCGTGAAAGTACAGCGCAGATGAGCGTGAAGCGGTTAAGCAGTTTGATTGAGTATATCCGTGCGTATTGCGCGGATAAGGGTATGGTGTTTGGGGAGTGGAATGGCTGAAAAATCAACATTGGAACAGGTTTATGGGGCGGTTGTGGATTTGCATAATCATGGGCAAATTGTTACGCGCAATACGTTGCAAACGGCAACAGGGCTGAAGCTGTCAATTATTGATGACCGTTTAAGTAAGCTGGTGGAAGATGGTTTTATTTGTCGGGCGGAACGTGGTGTGTTTGTACCGATTATTCAGCACCCTGCATCACGGGTAATCAGCAAGACAATTTTGCCCGATGGCACAACGGTGATTGACGTAGGAGATGAGGTGCTGACTTTGACACCGCGTGAAGCAATGAATTTGGGCAAGCTGTTGATGGGCGATGCTATGGCATTGGCAGGGGTAGAGGTGGGGCATCAGTTTACGCAGTTAAATGGTATTTTGAGCCGTCAAATTTTACAAATGCAGCGACAAGTGTCGGATTTGCAACAGGGTAATTTATTTGGGGTGGCAAAGGACGATACCGTGTAGGGTTGGTTAAGGGTTGTTTTGTTTGGGGATAATGTGATTATGGAAACGAAAAAAGATTTAGATTGGGAAGCGATTGAGGCAGACTTTCGCGCTGGGCTGAAGTCTATTCGCGCGATTGCCGATGAGTATGGTACGAGCGATGCGGCAATCCGCAAACGCGCTAAAAAGTTGGGTTGGGCGCGTGATTTGTCGCACAGAATTAGTGTAAGCGCGGAAGCGATTATACAGCGTGAAGCAACGCAATTTGATGATGAGCAGGATATTGTTGATGCTAATGCACGGCTGGTGTCGCAAGTGGGGCTTAATCATCGTTTGCTGGCAGCTCGTTTGCGTGAAAAGGGTATGAAGTTGTTGCAAGAATTGGATTCTTGCGATGAATCTTTGTTGGTTCAGACGCGGATTTATCAGATGTTGGCGAATAGTTTAGGGTCGGTAATTGAGCGCGAACGACAGGTATTTGGCATGGATAAACAAGTGGATTTGGTGGGCGATGAACGCAATAAAATTCAGATTGAGTTTGTGAAGCCCCCTAAGCGCGATGAAAAGGGTGTGGAATGAGTTTGTTGCAGATAACAGAAAAGTTATCGCCTTTGTTTCAACCTAAACGATACAAGGTTTTGTTTGGAGGGCGGGGCGGGGGTAAATCATGGGCGGTTGCAGGCGCGTTATTGACAATGGCTGCTAACCGCCGTTTGCGCGTATTGTGCGCGCGTGAAATTCAGAAATCCATGCGTGATTCGGTGCATCGGTTGCTGAAAGACCAAGTTACAAAGTTAGGGTTGGAATCGTTTTACATGGTTTTTGATAATGAAATTCGTGGGAAAAATGGTTCTTTGTTTGTTTTTACAGGTTTGCAAGCTCACACGGTGGACAGTATTAAATCTTTTGAGGGGGTGGATATTGTATGGGTGGAGGAGGCGCATAGTGTGAGTAAACGTTCGTGGGATGTGTTGATTCCTACGATTCGTAAGCCTAATTCTGAAATTTGGCTTACGCTCAATCCTGATATGGATACCGATGAGACGTATCAGCGTTTTATTGCAACACCAAGTGATGATACGTTTTTGTGTGAGATTAATTGGCGCGATAACCCATGGTTTCCTGATGTGCTGAATGAAGAACGGCTCAAGGCTAAGCGCATCATGAATCAGGAAGATTATGAGCATATTTGGGAGGGTAAACCCCGAACGGTTGCTGATGGTGCGATTTATCAGCACGAGTTAATTAATTTGTACCGTGAAAACAGGGTAACAAATGTGCCTTATGACCCTGAATTGCCTGTGCATACTGTGTGGGATTTGGGCTGGAATGATGCTATGACGATTGGTCTTGTGCAAAAAGGGGCGCAGGATATACGAATTATCGGTTATATCGAGAGTAGCCACAGAACGCTTGATTGGTATGTAAAACAGCTTGATAAGTTTGATTATCGCTGGGGAACGGATTATTTGCCGCACGATGGGCGCACAAGGAATTTTCAGACAGGTAAAAGTACGGAGGAAATGTTGCGGTCATTGGGCAGGCGTAGCGTGATGGTGCAATCGGCAACAAGTGTAGAAGAGGGTATTAAAGCAGCCCGTATGTTGTTTCCGAAATGTTATTTTGACAAAGACAATACAGCGCGATTGTTGGAGTGTTTAAAGCGCTATCGGCGTGATGTGCATACTAAAACAGGCGAGCCAATGAAGCCTTTGCATGATGAGTTTTCGCATGGGGCGGATATGTTTAGGTATTTGGCTCAAGCTGTGCCGAATATGCAAAGCGTTTGGGAATACAGTTATCAGGAACAAGACGCACCTGATTGGCGTTTGTAGGAGTGGGTAAAATGGGTTTGGCGGTAAATACAGGCAATTTAGGGTTGTCGGAAGAAGAATATACGGAAATTTTGCAGGAAATTGAGGAGCAGCCCAACTGGAGGCATACAGCAGACAAGGAGATGGCGTACGCTGACGGAAATCAGCTTGATAGTGAGTTGCTGCAAAAGCAGCGAGAGTTGGGCATCCCGCCTGCGATTGAGGATTTAATCAGCCCAACGTTGTTGGCAATACAAGGCTATGAATCTACTGTTCGGACAGATTGGCGTGTAACGCCCGATGGGGATATTGGTGGGCAAGAGGTTGCCGATGCGCTTAATTATAAGCTCAATCAAGCAGAGCGACAGAGCCGAGCAGACCGCGCCTGTTCTAGGGCATTCCGCAGTCAAATTGGGTGTGGGCTGGGTTGGGTGGAGGTTTCCCGCAACCCCGATCCATTTAAGTATCCCTATCGTTGCACCGCTATACACCGCAACGAGATTTTTTGGGATATGCAAGCGCAAGAGGATGATTTGAGTGATGCGCG